GTATAATTTTATATTATAAATTTTTAGAAAATATATGTTATGCAGATTTTATGGATAGAATAACATTTCAAAAACAAATTTGGCAATTCAATGAAATTACATCAATTATAAAGACCATGTATAATAACCATATTATGCATAATAATAATATCGTGCATAATAAATGTAAGGTGAAAACAGATATCAGATTTACCAAGGTACTAACAAAATATTCTACAGAATATAATAATTTAGTTTTTATACATAATTTATGTCAAGAATTGAATTTAGACAAAAAAGACATGTTAGGATATTTTTGGTACCTAAAAAAAAATGGTGGAACCCAAAATTTAATTGATTGTTACGAGATAACAGAATTGGATATAAATCGTATATTTAGATACATAGAGTTTTGTTTGTAGAATTTATTTTACAGTGGTATATTCTTGTCTATCATCTTGTTGCAATTGTGTAATAATTTCCGGAGAGTTATTCACATATGATGTATTAATCCATTGATGTTTTATTGCATTATCTACTATAACATTGCGATGAGATTCGTATTCATGTGGACTATCATAGAATAATTTCATAGATTCTACTATATAATTTTTAACAATCGGAATTACGACTCTCCATAATTTTTTCTCATGAATAGAACCCACTTTAAACGGATATGTTCGACCTGTAAATGCATTAACAATGAATTGTCCTCTATCAGAATAGTGGAAATTCATTACTGTATTTCTGTATACTTTAGAGCTGGGTTGTAGAAAGTCAGTTTTTGAAATTTCGTTAACATGCTCCATTAAATAAGTATATTAAGTTACTTTTAATTTAATTTTAAATTAAAACTATTAAAATCATTTGATAGCCCATTATTTTTAACAGTTTTTAAATGTTGTTTCATTTCTTTATGATTATTATTAATCATAGTAATAATTTTATCTAATTTGCTTTCATCATTTACAAACGTAGGTGAAGGTTGTGATGTTTCATCACATTTAAGTTGTTCTTGAAGTATAGATATTGTTTTATCGCGTTGTTTAAGTATTTCTACAAGTTCCTGCATTTTCTTGTTTTGTTCATTTAGGTGTTGTAATACCTGTTCTTGTGTAAGTTGTATAGATTCTTTACCGTCTTGTTGTAAAACAATTGAACCGTTGTTATTATTATTATTGGACATTTGCCTACGTTTTTCCTCGATTTCACTTATTTGTTTTAGTACATCTGGTTTCATACTTGGGTCACCAGGTTTATAATTAACAAGAAGATCTTCAATTTCATTCATGAAGAAGTTTTTAATGTCATTTTCTTTTACAAATTCATCAACTGTTTTATCGCTTGTTTTTACGAACTTAGGGTGTGGATTATCTAATAGTTTTTTTTTATCAAATGTGTTATGAATATGAGAAAATACCAATATAACTTTTTTTGGTTCTAATTGTACGAATGGCACAGTGTAATTTTTAAGAAATGATTTTTCTTCTGCAAGAGCGGCATGGTCCTCATATTTGTGTTCTTTTAGTAGTTCTTTTCTAAATGCAAATGTACCAGCAGTCGCATGGTTCGGTCCATATGGACCGAATTGAATCATTTGATTAATATGTTTAAAATAAATATAAATTTCGGATGCACCAGCACATAAGGCTTTAGGATTTTTTTGAAGCATGTCAACCGCATGTGAGATTCTGCATGGCGGATAATAATCATCGTCATCCATATAAACTATAAAATCACCTTTTGAATTTTCGTGAAGTATATTTCGTTTTTTTCCAAGAGGTAATTTTTCATTTAATCTAATATATTTTATTTGTGGTATATTAGCTTCTTTAATCAAATCCTCTATGGAATCTGTGCCATCATCAAGAATTATCCACTCAATTTTATCCATAGGATAATCCTGATGTTTAAAACATTTAAACATATTTGGAATAAATGGTCTTCTATTAAATGTTGGGGTGCAAACACTAACAAAAGGTATATTATTTTTATTAGTTTTAGGTTTTTTACCCATTAATAATAATAATAATAACTATTTAAATATTTTTAGAGACAACAAATAATAATAATACTACAAACTATTAATGAAATGAATGCCCCAACTGCCACATTTGGTCGTAAGAATGTCATAGCAGAATATGAAAGCATAAGTAAACCCATTATTGTTAAACCATAACGATTATTTTTAAGATAATCTATTGTAGCATTAATATATTTCTTATTTAAAGAACTGAACATTAACAATGAAATAATCTTCATTTGTGTTGATAATGAATAAGCTATACATATTCCGAGACCATATGTTGGTGTAACCCACCATCCAAATATTAAGTATATTGCTATAAATTTAAGTAATGATACAATGGTCGCCATTACATCACTATTACATGTTGCAAAATTAGTCAGGTAACCTATTAGTGACCTACCACCTGCGAACAAGTGACCAATTTTATCGCTAATCATATATATAATTGACAGAACGTTCGCGACATTCGAACTTGAGTTCTTCAACAATACCTCCCTCCCAGCTATTTTATCTGATAATGAATTAAGACCGGAACCCATACCAGTGGTTTTTCTTTTCGTTGCACTAGAATTGCTACCACTGACGGTGGCGAGTTTTGTCTTGAGGGCGGATAATGAGGACGATTTTATCGCGCCGCCGCCGCCTCGGGCGCCTCCGCCACAATTTGAAGTAAGGAGACCTTCACCATCGCCTGTTTTTGTTCCATTAGTATAATCAATAATATATTTGAATGTTTGTAAAATAATACATATAATCATTATCGTCCATGCAACCCAATCATAATTCCGTTGATTAGTTTTTCTTTGTTTTTTCAATTTTCTAATTATTTTTGCCTTTTTTTGTTTGTATTCTTGTTTATATATTTCGTATGCTACCTTCGCGTCCCTCTCCGCATCTGACTTCGCCTCCGCCTGTTCCACCTCACTCAACCCCTGTTCCGTCTCAATCACACCTTGACCAGTTCTAGTTTTCCATTCTTTCCAAGACCACATACCATCTTTAATTATGTATGTCTTATTTCTAATTAATACATCAACAAAAAGTAAACCATCGTCTTCGAGATTTTTCATAATTTGAAGCAATATACGGTGCGCTTCTATTCGGTTATTCTTGTTGTCATCGATGAAATTCCGTAACCTTTTACGTGTGATTTTGCCTGAGGGTGATGTAGTAGCGCTACCAATTTGATAGTGTTCAAACACATATAATTCTACCAAAAATTTTAAATTTTTATAATCGGAATTATTTTTAGGTTTCAACTCCTCACCCTCGATAATTTTATTTTTTATAACCCTTATGTCATCAAGTGCTTTTTCACTCGCAAACTTTTCGGTATAATTATTTTTAATAGATTGATATATAATTTTACTTAAATTGTCAGATAAAGAACTCGTGTTCAATTTCTCCATATCCTCCAAATATTCTGCTAAATTTACCGCCGCCGTGCTCGTCTCTCTCGACGTTGGCGGCGTCGTAGCATACTTCTCGATCATTTTCTCCATATGCGCCATATCACGCCCCCCCGTCGCATTAACCAACGTACTGGCTACTCCACTTACATTACTTATTTTTTTTAAGCCAGTTATAATTTTCAAAAAAGCTTTAACATATTTTTTAACGTATTTCCATGAAAGAAAAATACCTGCCCAATATTGCAAAAAATGCGGGTGCAATGTAGAACTATATAACGCGACAACTAAAGAAATCATGACAGGCACTTGTAGGTATATAAGTATTCCTAATAGTATAGGAATCATAAAATTTTTTAAAACACCCGATGTTTTAATATATTTTGTAATAAATGATGAAAGCAAAGTAAACATCATGTAATTAGATGCATCAAATATTTTTAAAGGCCACTGGATGAATAATAAACGAATTTGTACTGCTAAATCGCATATAGAACACCAAGAGTCGTATGGAAATTCTTTTGTTCCAACTTTTTGCGGATATGGGTCAACTGATTCGTCTATTCTAAGTATATCCATAGCAAATTGAGTATGAGGAAAAATTTTCCTTAGTTTATTTTCAAGACCACTATTACCATTTTTAGTTTTGTGCATACCTTCAGAAAGTATATTAAGATTAGCGCCAATAATACCAATTATTAAAACCAATACTATATAATAGAAACAATTTAAGATAAATGGCAACCAATCGTTTTTAGTGGGAGGTATGTATCCTTTTACCTTAAAATTTTTTATAAAGTCTTCGCTTTTTTTTGTAATATCAGTCTCACTTTCATAATTATTTTGAATTTCTGTCTTATCAACCTGGTCGCTGCTATCTTTTTTTAAAAAATTAGTAAGATTATCCATTTATATATATATTGTAAATATATATAAAATTTACATAGCGAACATTAATGAACAATTACCTGATGAAAATATTAAAATATTGTATCTTTGTTCATATATTCGCATATCATAATTATAATCATATAAGTTCCATGCAGGTTTATTATATCCTATTGGCTCGCCTGTGTTAGGATTGCATACAACAAGATATTGTGCTGTTGCGTCAACCGTTGGGACATGTGTAGTGAATTCGAGTTCCACTTTATTGAACATACTTAAATTAATAGTGCCCGTAGGTTGTAAGTTTGAAATACTGGTAGATAACGCAAAAGAATAACCATAAACTCCGTCCATAGGAACACTTGAGAAACGTTTATAACCCTCTAAATATCTGTAAACATTTGCGTTTCGTATTTCTTCTCGTTGATGTCCATCCAATAATATTCCAAGAGAAACAAGTATATCTTTTTCATTCTCAAATTTGTAATTACCTGTATAATATAAACCAGTAGGTGTATAATCAGGATTTTCGCCTGGTCCAAGTGTTCTGTCACCATATAAATAACTACCTTCAATACTTCGTGGTGCAGATTTAATTTTATAAGGTTTATAATGATAAGGCCAATTAGTAAAATTACTCCATTCATTGCGCAAATGAACGTCGTTACGTTGAAAAACAAAAGTAAGGTCGGTTACTAAACCTTTTGAATTTTGTAACCAAACTTTGTTCGATGTAGAAATATTATTAAATGTGTGTTGGAACACTTGTTTAATTAAATACTGTTGTTCTTTTTGTGCGAATTCTTTACGTTCATCCTCAGAAACAAAACAATAATTAGCAATAATATGCATATCAGAATTCCATGTAGTAGATTTATCGGCATAATTTAATTCAATATTTGGAGGTGTTTGTAAAAAACGATGGAATTGGTGTTCAGCTATATTAAAATTAGGCGCAATATATGGATAATTATACGTACTATTTAAAACATCTCTAATAATAAACCATTCTTTAATAGGCCTTAATGTAACATTAATGAACATCTCATTGTATTGTAAAGAAACTAAAGGAAATGCTTGTTTATATGATACGGTCCACCACAAATTAATTGGAATTAGTAATTGTTCACTACGAATGGACGGTTCGGCCCCATTTGCATCAGTTGTATAAATAGCATTAGGGTATGAACCCGCAAATGAACTTGGGTTATAATATTCTTTTTTGTTTCCTGTCATAGTATCGTATAATCCACCTTTACCATAGCCATTTTTATCATAATTAACAAGGAAAAACTCACCTGGTACAGTATAAAGATTAGTGCCACCCACAGTTATGCTTATTTCTTTAATAATTTGTGTGCCAAAATTTTTTATCCATTTAAATTCGTATGGAACCCATTGTCCGCTGCTATCTGATGTTTCAATAGGCGGATATATTGGACTGTATATATCTGGTAAAGTAATTGATAAATATGTTTCCATAAGTAAATCCGCATAACGTTTAACTTTAAATGTGTATTTAGTTTCTTCTGTCAAATGAGGTGCTTTCTGTCCTTCATAATCAAGTCTGAATTTTTGCATACCAAAGTTAGTATGTGTTTTATAAGTAGAGGTAAAGAATGTTTTAGTGGGGTTTCCGTTAACAATTACATTCTGATCTCCTACAGCAATTAAGTTTAATAATCCACCAGCCATTAATATAATATACAAATAAAACTTTTAAATAAAGTTTTATTATAGATTTATATAAATGGCGGTTCGTGAAGGAAAATTAACTATTATAATAGCAATTTTAATAGTATTAACAACATATATATTAATAAAAATTTCAAAAAAACTTAATGGTACTGAAACAAAATGTATAAATAGTATACCATTACATACTATATCTATAACAACATATGACAACAAATACAGAGACTACATAGACTATAATGATGACAATAATGGTAATGTCGACTATAAGAATAAAACGATTAAAGATTTGCATGTAAAAACCGCGTATAATTGTTGTGCAATATCAGATAGATGGTTAGATTTATGTGCTCTTGAATATACAATAAACGAAAGATGTAGATGTCTTGATTTTGCTATATTTGATTATAATGGTTTCCCCGTAGTCGGTACTACAACGACGCCTAACGGACTAACTATGGATAGTTATAACTATATAAATTTTGACAAAGTTATGAAAACAGTAATGGAAAAAGGATTTGTAGATAAGCTAACTGATCCATTATTTATTAATTTAAGAATTAAGTCCGCATCATTAGAATTATACAATTTTATTGCGAGTATAATAGATAAGTATGTAATAGGTAGTAAATTGTTATCAATTAATTACACATATTACACATATCATAAGGATAATGAGTCATTAGATTTAAATCTATTAAATATGGATATATTAAGGGGTAAGGTAGTTATTATGATAAGTGATTGTAACTTTTCAACATTTAAAGAATCTGTATTACCAGAACACACTAATATTTTAGGTGGTGTGGTTAATGCTACCAATTTTGGAAGTTGTACTACATTAGACCCTAAAACAATTACTTCAGGTGAATACAAATTAATACAATTAAATAACGGTCATATAATGAATGGTAAATCAAATATTACAAAAATATCTACTGGTTTAAGTGATAATATTTTAATATCAATACCTGATGATATTAATTATAATCCAAATTATTGTTATTATAAAAAGGCAGGTGTAAATTTTATTGGCATGTCATTCCAACATAAAATAAAACCATCTAAAAAAACACTTAAAAAGAATTTAGAATCAGACAAAGACAATGAATATTATAGCGATTTATTAGAATATGAAAGAATAGGAAATCTTAATAATTACAACAAATGGTTTAATTATAATAATACTTCATTTATAATAATAGATCTAGATGAGCACACCCTATACGACACAGGTTGTAATAAAACAGACTTTTCTATTGAGTCAGGTTCAATGTTTAACCAGGATAAACTATTACACACTTATGCGGGTGACAATGACAGCACATCGTCTGGTTCCATTTGGAGTAATATTGCGGAACAAGTCAGACAAATAATATAAATAAGCTATCTATGGTCATAGACATTTTATACCATAGACATTTTAGCATACGCATTATATATATATATATATATATATATATATATATATAATA